AACGATGCCATCAGCATTCCACCGAACCGTAAACAGTGAATTAGCCGGTGTTGTTTTGGTGCCGTCGAAGTTGATTGCCGCCACTGGTGGGCTATTTGCGTCGGTGGTATTCACCAACAGCGCATGGGTTGCCGAAAGCGAGGACGATCCGGCAGTCCACTGAACGTCATCTGCATCGAATCGCGAATCAGTCGTGTTCGCCTGCGCGAAGTTCACGCCTTGAAGCGTGGCCCCACCAGTGGTGTAACCATTGCCGTTGGCCACCTCGGTGTAGGTGATCTGCGACAGCTGGGTATGCGTGGTGTTGATTGTCAACGCCGTGCACAGGATGAGCTTGTAGGTGTCGCTAGCCGCGTTGGCGCCAGACGCAAACCTGTTTATGGTGTGGTCGTAAAGCGTGATGGTCTCGGCCACGAGCGAGGGGCGGAAGCTGCCTTAGCTTTCCGGCTAAGGCCTCGGGCTTTACCGGTAGCGACGCCATCAGGACACCGTGATCGCGTAAGCGGTGGACAGATAGCTGATCAATCCCGCACGCTCAGTCGAGTTCAGTATTCTTCCAAATACAATTACTTCGTAGATGTCACCCCTCCAGCCGCGATTAAGCGACAGATAATCACGGTCCATACCAAGGCGTATTGACGTAGTGGAAACGGTTCCCGAGCTCAGGGGAAGCCTGATAATGCAAGGGCTAGCCAGGGCTGGCAGAATGCTTGTAAAGGTGTTTGTCGAACTGTTGTTTACGTACGCTTCGCTCCACGGTCCACTCGTATAAAGGGATTGACTGCTGAACCCGCCAATAATCCAAGCGGAACCGCCACCACCTGGCCCAAATAATCCTTCAAAGTTTGCAAACTCAGTAGCCGCAAACTTGGCAACAATGTAAACCTCTGCAACGGTGAGAGTATTGGAGCCGTTTCGGTATAGGTGTACCTGGTTGGCTGTACTTGGCCATCTCATGGCAGCCTTACCATTTAGCGCCGATGACACATAGGTCGGTCTGTCTGCACTGGTGGCCTGGATCAGATCAAAACCGTTTCCACTGAGATCGGATATAGCAGAAACTTTGCCGTCAATCACTGTGACACTTGATGTTGTGCTGGGTTTCCACCAAGCAGCCGGCGAAATGGTTATGGGATATTCATCAGTGCCTAGCGATAGCGCCACAACGTCAACCACGGCAACCGGCACATCAATCACAACCGGCACATCAACGGCTGGCGCCATGGCGTAGACACTCACCGTTGCCGACGGCACGTCAATCAGGGCCGGTACTTCAATCACTGGAACCAGTGCGTCGATATTGACCATCGCGGTCGGGATACTTGCGATCACGTTGATTTCAGTTGCTGGCGCCAATGCCACAACCTCAACCACGGCCGTAGGAATCTCAACCGAATAGAACGCAGGGCTCACCACTGAATCACCTGTGACGCTGATACCGGTTTCGCTGATCACTGGTTCCAGGAACAGCTCATAGGGGTATTCCACCGTGTCGCCAGTAACACTGATGGCCGTTTCGCTGGTTACTACCTCCAGCGTTGGCCCGACGATATGGGGCTGATCCCGCCAGGAGGAGAACACGTCGACCCCGTTGGCGGGCAGCGCTGCAAAGGTCGGCCCAGGAGCAGTGGGGTCAAACCCGGCCGGGATGCTGATCGTGTTGGCCTTGGCGTAGTTGGCTTCCGTGGTGCCGTCATCGAGCTGGTTCAGGCCTGCGGGGGGCACCGGCAGCCGCACCCAGCTCACTGCTGGCGGGTTGGCCCCGTAGTAGCCGGTGACCCCAAGCAGCATCAGATCAGCCGACACCACCATGCCATCGCCATCAAAGGCATAGCTGATCGAATCGGTCAAAAACGCCGCCTCGATGCCGGCCTGACGGACATAGACAGGCGCCATCGGTAACGACGGCATCTCATCGAACCCTGTGACGATATTGCACCCATAGGCGTGGCCAATGTCTAAGGCATTTTCAAGTGCACCAAACCGATAGGCGGCACCATTGGATCCCTGCCTAAATGCGCTTACCTTTCCCTGTGCATTGACAAGATACATATCATCGGGAGAGTACGGCATGCTGTAGTTAGCTATCGATGTAGCAGTTAAGTTGGTGTACTGCTGCTCATCAAAAATAGCACGAGCTACCAACGTACGTTCTGACGTAGTAGTGTATTCCGTTGCTGGCTTATTCTTGTTGGCTGAGTCGATAACCTGTGGACTTGGCGATGTAATCGCTTCTGGCGGAGATTTCTCATTCTGAACTCTATCTGCTGCTAGCTCCTGGTCGGTAGGCTTGCTTGGTAGCGCAAGCCTACCGGTTTCATTTTGAACCTCCGTGCCTTCAAATACCAGAGCAACCGCACCCGCAGCAACCCTGGCCACGATTGTCGGGTCAACGTCAATCAACTCCTTGGCTTTACCGATGAAACCGGCGATGTCTTGCTTGCCTTCTGCGTTGACACCACGTGCCATCCATCGGCTTGTTTTGACCTGGGTATAGTCGCGCCCCTGCGCTGTCTTAAACGCTAGCGTAGTTCTAATGGTGCGTTCCGAAAGAATCTGTTTTTCCCCGGACGGTTGATAACCGGCGTAGCTATACAACTGCAACCCGCCAGCGAACTGAGCTTCGCTGATGTACTGCTCCGTTGTTTCTTCAAACAGCACTGGCCCATCAGTGCCGATGTAGTATTTGTAGTAAGTGATATTTTCCGACTTCGCTCCGCCACTTGGTAACCCGCGACCATTTTCAAGGCACCACGCTACATAGGCCTGATTCACGGATGCAATGGTCGTCCATGTTGTATCTGTTTTTTTAAGCAGCACATCTCGCTGTTGCTGCTTGCCGCCGGCATCTTCGTAGAGGATAGATTCATATTCACTTCTACTGCTTGCTCGCGTCGTACTTGTCAGTGTTACCCTGCGCTCAACTTTGGCATTGTTGACCACGGGCGCATAGCTGATTTCAATCTTGTTCGGCGGTGAGATTGTTTCGCTTTCGGTCCAGTCGGACCCCGGTGATATTGGGTCATTGGGATCTACTGGGTCGCCACCGCCACCACCGCCACCACCGCCACCGGGAGACGCGGAATCTTCCGGGTTGTACTTGATCTGAGTAGCCGAATATCGAACAATGTAATAATCTGCCGGCTCCGCCCCTGTGGTGATCGGATCAATGCTGATCAGGTTGTAATCACGCAGGATTGGCCCCTTGCCGCCCTTGGCCAGGTCCATCTTGACGACCTGGAAGCTTTCATCTGGCAGGATCCGGCCATAGCAGCACTCTGACCGGATGAGATCACCTATCACCTGGACGTAGCCCTGTGATAGATCAATGCTGCTTCTGAGAACGCTGAACGATAGCTGCTCGCTGCTCCCGGCCAGTGTCAGCCCCAATTCGCTAAGGCAACGAAGCAGTACTTGGTGAGAATAAATCGGCCGTGGCGCGATTTTGTTAATCGCCTCTTCCGAGAATCCGGCATTTAACGTTTCGGTGTACCACGACGGAGTGTAATAGTTGGCGAAATACTGCGCCTGGTCCTTGCGCTCCTTCATCAATGTCAACTTGCAGCCGACCTCAACCTCTGACCGCCGCTCCTTGACGAACGTCACCGCACGAATGACCCGCAACGGGATCGGGAACCGCGTCACCGTGCCTCGCTGGGGGCTGGCCACTAACAGCTCGACCAGGGCACCCCGCGCCGGGTTCACGATCCCGTCGAACTGAAGCCTGCCGGACCACATCACCAGGCCCGAGCGGTCGCTGATGTGGTTGCAGCCCAGGTCGCCCGACACGATCGGGCCGAGGTTGCAGGCGACGATCCGGCGCAGATCAACCGCCATCAGACCTGCCCCAGCTCCAGCGTGATCAGATGGCGTGTGACCCGGGCGCCGGCCACGATCACCGGCGTCTGCTCGGTCGTTGGCGGCGACACCGGCCACCAGGAGCCAGCTGCTGGCGTGGCTGCGATCTGCTGCTCATACCAAGTCCGGATGGTGGCTCCGGCGTTGGCCGCATGGGTCCAACCCTGCACCTTGCGCAGTCGGGTCGCCATCAGGGGCCCTCGAATCACGTGGGTGCCCGTGGCCGCCAGCTCCATCCGAGGCCCGTCCTGGTAGGCCTCCACCGCCGCGGTGAGGTTCAGGGTCAGCCCGGCAATCGAGTAGGTGCCATAGGTGGACTCGTTGTCCTGCAGCTGCTGCGAGATCTCATCGCTGCGGGTCAGCACCGCCAGTTGCTGCGCCGCGTCGATCAGCTCGAACGAAACCGACAGCATGCCCCCTGCAGCTGCTGCCGCTGGCGGGGAGGCAAACCATGCGGGCACGTTGGACCAGGTGAGCCCGTAGGCCTTGCCGCTGGTGCTGACCGTGGTGCCGACCGACAGCGACACCATCGTGTCGGGTTCGGCGATCCGGGCCGCCCGCCAGGCGAGATAGACGCTCTCCAGCGCCAGCCACTCCGACGGCCGCATGATTGCTTTCACGGGCCAGCGCCGCGCCGTTCGCCCATTGAGGCTGTCTCCCGCATGGCCGTAGGGGAACTCCTGAAGCGCCCGGATCGTCAGCCCGCCAACCGTGATCGCCATGGGATCACCTCAGCCGTTGAATCTGCTGCATCACCTGGCTTGCGGTGGGGCCTGTCCGTTGCTGCACGTGGATGCTCCAGTCCCGCCGGGCCAGGACGCCGACTTCCTGCCGAAGCTTTCCAACCTCAAGGGCCAGTTCAGCAACGCCGGCCGGTGCCGCGGCGCCTGCGGCGATCGTGGTGCCCGTGGCCTGGATCCGTGCGCTGATCCCGGCGGGGATCACGGTTCCACTGGAGGGTGCCCGCCAGAGGCTGTTGGTCGGGGCGTCGATGGGCATCAACCGCCCGGCTGCCAGCAGCATCTCCTGACCAAGCTCGTTGACGCGATAGGTTTCGCCGGCCTCCACGGGGCCCCCGGTCCATCGGGAACCGGGGAGGTTCGCTGCTTGCTGCAGGTAGCCGTAGAAGTCCCGGGCCGAGCTGGCGGCGCTACTCATGCTGCCGCTGACCGATTGGAACTTGCCTTCGAGGTTGATCCCCTTGATGTCGTTCGCGTAGCCGCCAGCCTGCGCCAGGTACTCGGCGAAGCCCTGGGCGCCCTGAAGGAGCGCCGGGGCCTTGTCGCCTGTCTGGGTGAAGGCCTGCGCCAGGGCGGCGGCCGGGCTTGCGGCATCCGAGGCCTTCCGCGCCGTGTCGTCGAAGCCGACCTTGGACCGATCGAGGAGGGCGTTCATCTCCGCCACGGCGGCGTTCACCTCCGCCTGGCTGCGCCCAACCGCCAGTGTGCCTTGGCTGTTCTGGCCGATGGCCAAGCCGGCATCGGCGGCGATCCGCCGGTAGCGATCCTGCTCGTCAGCCGTGAGCTTGGAGTAGGTGGCTACGCCCCTGAGTCCGCTGGTCATGCCAGAGATAGCCTCCAGCGTGCCATTCGCGGCGATCTTGAACCCCTTCGCCGCGGCTTCGGCTTGCAGGTTGTTGCGTGCGGTTTCGGCTGTGAGCTGGCTGATGGCCGCTTCAATCGGCTGGGTGCTGGCCGTCAGCGCCACCTGCTCCCGCGCGATGGTGAGCGCCTGGCCCTGCTTGTCGACCACTTCTTGCAGGCTGGCCCGCTTGGCCTGATCGGTTTCCTTGGCCAGCTCGGCCTCTGCCTTCAACAGATCGAGCTGTGCGGTGTTCACCGCCTTCTGCCCCTCCAGTCGGGCCTTGGCCTGGTTGATTTCCAGGATCCGCTGCTCTAGGGACTGCTGGAGTAGGAGGTTCTGATAGCGGGCTGATAGCGCAGCGCGGTCCAGTCGATCGGCTTCATCGCGCTTGGCCTTCAGCACGTCTTCCCCGGCGCCGATCTCCTGGAGCTTTGAGAGCTCGAACTGCAGCCTGGCCCGCACCACGCCGTAGCGCGACTGCTCCACATCACCCAGGCCCTTGGCCAGCCCCGCCAGGGATTGACCGATGGCGATGCGGTTCTGAAGGCGGCTGCTCAGCAGCTCCTCCGCCTGGATCGTTTGCCGGATCGGCCCCAGGCGATCAACTGCCGCCGCGGTTGCCGCCCTGGTCTCGGCGGTGAGCGCCTTCATGGCTGCTGCGGCCTTGCGGGAGCCCCGCTCCTCATCCTCGGCGGCCTTGGCGAGGATGAGGAGCTGACTCGCCAGCCTGTCGTCGCCTGCGCGGTCGGCTTCCACTGCCCGACCGCGCAGGGTTGTGGCCTGCGCCTTAGCGATGTCGGCGATCTTCTGCAGTTGATCGATGTATTCCTTGGCCTGGGTTTTCTGCTGATCGGTGATAAACCGCGAACCACGCAGCGACGAATAGAAGGCAAGCGCAGACTGCTGAACCTTGGCGAATCCGCCCTGCATCTTCTCAAACTCTTGCGATGTGCGCAGCATGGTGAGCTCCTCGCGGCTGTTGCGGATCCACGCCAAGACCAGCGGCCCGGTATCCCTGGCAGCCTTACCTTGGTCGCTGATGGCAGCGGCTGCTTTCTTGGTGGACTTCTCGACCTGCCCGACGATCTCATCTAGCGTTTTCTGTGATGCCGCAAAGTCGTTGGTCGCATCACCAGCACCACTGAGCAGATACTGAATGCCCGCTATCGCTCCCGCGATTGCGGCGAACCTTAAAGCTACAACGGCCATGGAAGCTGCAAGCTTACCGAAGCCGACCGCGTACCCACCGATCGCGGACAACATGCCTTCTGTTTGTACGGCCTTGCTAAAGATAATCCACTCAATCTTAGCGGCAACGATTGCCTTGGCAAAAACGCCTGTGAATATCCTGGACATCTCAAGTATCTCTCTACCGGCTGTTTGGATCATGTCATATGTCAACGCCCGTTTAAATATCGCGTATGCCGCCGTAGCGGCAACAGTAGCGGTGGTGAATAGACCCAGGGAGATGGCGGTGTACTTGATCGGATCCGGCAGCCCAGCCACGGCACCCACGGCGGCATTGGCCAGGTTCAGCAGCGGCAACAGGGCTGTAGCGCCGACCTTGCCGACTGAGTTTCCGAGGCTGTCCAGGGTGCCGCCCAACTGCTTGGTGACCATCTCAAAGCCCTGCATGGCATCGCGGGCTGTGTCGGTCGCCCCCTTGGTGTTTGCCATGGTGGCGCTGAGGGTCTTGATCTCTTCAACCGTCAGCCCCAGCAGCGAAAGCCACTTGGCCCCGTCGTCCTCCCCGCCGAACAGGTTGGCGGCCATGCGAATCTTGGTCGCCGGATCCAGCTGACCGAACGCTGCTTTGAGCTTCAGCAGCGTTTCTTGCATCGGCTTGAGCGTGCCGTCGACGTTGTAGATGTCGAGATTCAGCGCCTTCATCGTCCTGGCTGCTGCCGCCGCCTGGCCAGTGAGATCCCCCATGCCCTTGCCGGCCTGGGGGGCAGCGGACGCCAGCTTCGACAGGCCATTACGCAGGGTCACACCAGCCTCTGCCGCGGGGATGCCGGCGTTGGCCAACAGGCCCACGGCTACCCCGAGCTCTTCAATCGAGACACCGAGGATCTTGGCGACGGGCCCCGCGTACTTGAATGCCATGCCCATCTCGCTGGCGCTGGTCGCCGAAGCGTTGGCCCCCTGCACCAGGGCATCCACAACCCGGGTTGCATCGCCGGCCTGAAGCCCGAAGATCTTGATTGATGCCGCCGTCACCTCAGCCATGCGGGAGTAGGCGGTTCCCGTGGCCTCTGCCCCCCGCACGATCGCCGCAAGCGCCTGGGTGGCCTGGGTGACGGTCATGCCGCCGCGGACCAGCTCGGTCGTCAGCTGGGCGACTTCCTGCTGGGTGCCGGCCGCCTCGATGCCGACCTTGTCGATGGCCTGCGCGAGCTTGTCGTAGCCGCCTGACTCACCACCGGCAGCAGCGGCTTTCCTGATCTCGGTGTCAAGGGCCGCATAGCCGCCGACAAACTGCTGCAGCTTGGCGAAGGCGGCCCCGAGGGCGCCCATCACACTGTTGGTGAGGCTGAACGCGATGCCCTGGATCACGCCATCGAGCAGGCGGAACTGATCAGCCGATTCGCCAGCCTTCTGCAGCTCTCGTTCCGTGTCGCGGACGGCGGCCTGCAGCTCCCTGAATCGCTGGCTGCCGATAGCGACCCGCTCCAGTTCGCTGCGGAGATCACCCAGGCGGGCATTCAGCGCAACGATGCTGGAGGGATCAGCCTGTAGGGTGACTTTCTGGCGCTTGAGTTCATTGATCTGGCGTCCGAGATCCTCGATGTCGCGCTGGGCTTTCTTGTACTCGCTGGAATCGACCGGCAGCTTGGCCTGAACCGCCTTCAGTGCTCGGATCTGGCTTGCCAGGTCGCCGATGTTCTTCTCTGCGTCGGTGATGCCGGCCCCCAGCCCCTTCCCGATCGCCTCGCCGGCCCGCTGCGCCTCCCCTGGCAGGCTGCGGAAACCCTTGAGAACTTCGCTGAAATCCGCGCCTGCTGTTACAACGAAGTCGCTCATTCAATCCCCTCCAGCACAACAGCGGGATTCATCCAGGTGATCACCACCTGCTCAAGCACCCCCAGCCCCTCCCCTGGCGGGTCGGCCTGAAGCCCCATCGCGGTGGCGCCGGGCAGCAGGGCGATCACGCGCTGAGCCACGGCCTGCAACTCGCCCAGGGCATCCCAGGTGATCACGTAGATGCGCCAGGTGGGATTCAGCATCGTGTCCCCGCCCAGGGTCAGCTGCGGCGCCAGGCTCGGCATCCGGGTGATGGTGATCTCGATGCCGCCGGCCACGGTGCCAGGCGGAAGGTTCTCGTTGGCTGCGAGCACCGAGATCGCCGGCAGGCTGGACCCACCAGGGGAGAGGTAGGTGCCAAGCTCGGCGCTGATCACCGGATCGGCGGCCAGCAGGTCGTAGATCTCCTGTGAACTGGTGGGCGTGGTCATGCCTCAGGTTTCCGGCAACCTGCCTCAACTGCTCACTGCTCATGGCGTCCCGTCAGCTGCTGCCGCTTCACTGGCAGTTCCGGTATCAGCACATTGAGGCGATGATCAAGGTGGCGGGCCCCGGCGATCTGGAAAGTTTGCGACAGCTGGCGCTGCGGGTGCTGGAGATGGCGGAAGCCAACCAGGCTCAAGCTTTGCTGATGGCCCGGCAGCAGCTCCCAACGCAAAACGCCCCGGCTTCTTCGGATGCCGGGGCGGTGAGTCGCGCCTTGTGCGGCAACGATTAACTGGTGAAGTCCAGCTCGTAGGGTCCGTAGACCTTGATCCCGCTGGAGAACTTCACCACCGAACCCACGGCAGGGTTCTCCTGGAAGTTGGTGAAGCGGCCATAGCCGTAGGTGGCCTCGTCGAAGCCGCGCGGGCCGACGCGGGCCCACTTGATCATCAGGCCTTCGCTGACGCTGTTCCTGCTGGCGATGCGGAACAGGTGATAGGCGGCATCACGGTGATCCAGGTTGGCCTCAAGCGCCCACGACAGGGTTTTGCCCGTGGCGATGCTGAGATCAAAGCCCTGCGCTTCGTCGTCGTAGTCGCGCACCGATTCCTCGGTCTCGGCTTCGTTCGGCGCGGCATTGGTGAGGCCCAGGAACCGCACCGGGGCGTCGGTGCCGTCCAGTGTAAGGAAGGAGCTCACCAGCTTGCCCTTGCTCACCGTGGCCTCGGCCTGGTTGGTTGCTGTGACGGCGAAGGAGAGCGTGAACGGCGCCGACGTGGTGACGGCGGTCACCGTGAAGTTGCCGTTAAGCTTCGTGAAGGGTGCCGGCAGCTGGGTGACGCTCACCGATGCGCCAACGGCGATCCCATGGGCGGCGCCAAAGGTCAAGGTGCCGACGTTGGAGGCGATAGCCGCCTTGGTGATGGTCTTCGCGGTACCAGCGGCGATCTTGAGCGTGGATCCCGTTCCGGTCTTAATCACCGTGGCGTCGTTGCTCAGCAACGTGGCGATGTCCATGAAATCGGACAGCTCACCGTTGAGAGTACCGAAATCAATTGCCGTTGGTTTGATGATCTGGATGTAGAACCTGTAGCCAAATCCCCTGGTGTACTGCTTGGCCATGTGCTGACGGAATGGTCAGCGCTAGTGATCCCGGATCGGTTAAGCCACAGCAGCGGCTTAGGAATCGGCCGGAAAGCTTGCAGCAACTGAGAGCGTTAAGCCGTGGCGGGGTGCTACCCAAAGGGCGTGTGCCACTGCCCCCAGAGCCGCAGCCGGCCATTTCAGGCGCGGGTGTGGTTCCAGGGGCGGTATTGGAGCCTGGGCTATTTCCAGACGATCACAGAGGCGGAGCTGGAGGCGGCTCGGGTTCGTGCGGAGCGGGACGAATGGAAAGCGATGCGGCTTCCGCCGCCCACACTGCTGCGGCTTCGGCAGCGGCAGGGACTGCCAGCCACTCCGCAGGCTCTGAATCCCCAGGCCAGCGAAACGCCCGCACCTGCCCCGCCGCCTCGTGTTCAGCGATCAGGAACCCCTGCCAACCTTGCGGCGTAGCGCGGGGCGCCAGGAGCACGGCATCGTCGGCGATCAAGGCCAGCTGCCGCGGCGGCGGCTGATCCCGACCGGCCCGCTCCAGCGGTTCGTAGGCCACCAAGGCGAACGACGGCAGCAGATCGGCCTGAATCAGGGCCAGCATCGCGGCGCCAGCTTCCGCCGGGGGGCGCTCACCCTCCTGCAGCTGCCGGAACAGGCAGTAGTCGGCAAGCGGCGGGATGGTCGTCCCTTCGCGGGCGTGCATGGCCTCGAACCGCCGCGCCAGGGCGGCGATGGGGAGCTCAGCCCACTCCAGCTGTTGGGCTAGCCACGCTTCACCCTCCTCGATCGCGCGGTTGATGTAGTCGATGCCGAGCTCGCCGAATCGTTCGGGGGTGAACTCGGGGGCGTTGGGCCAGAGTCGCCGGCATCGCCAGAAGAGACCGTCCCAGTCGGTGGGTTCGGCCCGCCAGCTCCCGGTCCGAGCTTTCCCAGGATGTCCACCATCCCGTCGACCATCTCCTCGGGCGTCTTCTCGGGTTGGTCGCCGCCGCGTTCGTCCATGGCGAACGCCAGCACGGCGGCCTGCACGGGTTCCGGCAACCCGTCGGTGTCGTCGTCGGTCCAGGCCTCGCAACCCTCCAGGCGGGAAGCGATCAGGGCGGTGATCGTGCGTTGGCGCTGCAGCGCGTAGGCGTCCTGCAGCTTGCAGCTGAGATCAGCGATCAGGGCGGCGTGTTGGATCAGGGCCCGCTTCTCGATCGGCTCCAACGGGATCGGGATCCCCATGCGGGTGCTGATGATGCGGATCGCGATCCGCTGCGCCTGGGTTTCCTCGATGCCTTCACCCAGCAGGGCATCAGCGAGGCGCGAGGATTCGCGGTACATCGCCGCCTGATACTCGTGCTCACGGATGTGCGCCAGCTCTCGGCCTTTGAGGCAGCCGAGCACGGGGAACACCAGGGTGCAATCCTGGCCATCGACCGTGGCGGAGACGCTGCGGGTCCTGATCGTCGGGGTGACGACCCACGGAAGCTGGGGCATGGGTGAGCGGTGGGGAGCTGCGGGAGGTTTCCGGGTTAGCGCTGGCTGGATGGTTGCCAGGCACGTGCATCAGTGGTTATGATTCATTCAGCGGGCACAGCCTGCTATCCACCGCATCAACACCCATGTTCACCATCCTCCTCAGCACCCCCCACGGCTGGACCGACAACCTTGGCCAGCACGAGGCCACCGCCAACGAGTGGCCCACGGAGGTCGCCGCCAACGAAGCGATCAAAGAGCTTCAGGGTGTTGGCTTTCCGGCTGACCGTGACAGCTGGAAGGTTGTCAACACTGAAGACCTTGACAACTACAGCCTCGTCTCCTGATGGCTCTGACCAGGGCTGAATACGCCAGCATTTACAGGGCTAGGCAGCGCGGCGAGCTGCCTATGCCTACTTATTCCATTTGCGCGTCTTGTGGAGCAAAGCGGAAAGACTCCCGCGTCAACCCTCTGCATGGCGATCTATGCGCCAGGTGCTGGCGCAAGAGTCCTGACGGTAGGGACGCCGAACGAGAGCGAATCTTGCAAGTGGCTAGGCGTCGCAGCGAAGCAGAGTACGCGGCTCGCATCAAAAAAGCTGGCGAGATCCTTCAGTCCATAGGGGTAAAGCGCTTTATATCAGAGAACAGCGACGAAGCAGAGCGGTTCTACGGTTTACTTGATTCAATCCTGCAACAAGCTGAATCTAAGCGCTAAGAAGCTTTGCGCCTGTTTCTCCGCCTGATCGCGCTGATATGGCCCTTGCTTCCCCTTGCTTGCATTCTTGCTTTTCTTGTAATTCCCGCTGCGACACTGCGGACCAATCGATCAGCATCGCGCTGCTTGTTACCAAACGCGCCAGGCGTCAGTAATTCCACTTTCTTTTTCTTGGCATCATAGTATACCTTGCTTCTATTGATGTAGTCCATCATTTCCCCGGCGGCTGAGTTGCTAAGGTGCCTTCCGCGTAGGGTCGCTGAGCTGATGTTCCCCGTCTTGTAGCGATCCGTCTTAATGCCGCCAAGCACGGAGATATTATTGAAATAGTAGCGATCATTCCCGTTCTTCTGCCAGCGCTTCCCGCCAAGCTGGCGTATTCGTGACGCAAGGATTGGCGGAGTGATTGAGCCCGCCGGTTTTTTGCCTCTGATCTTTATCCTTGGAGTGTCCAGCATCTTGGTCACATTCTGCGGCTTTGCGCCGGCATTCACCCCCTTCCCCTTCTTCCTCCCAACCCTCACCGCTCCTTTCATCTTCGGCAGCTTGACTGTCCCCGCCTCCTTCGCCGCCTTCAGCTTGTTCCTCGCCCTGGTCACCGCAGCCTTCTGCGCCCGCTTGCTCAGCGCTCCCTTGATGCTCTGATCGGCCGGGTCCATCGCCGCGAGCTTCCGCTTCGTGCTGGCCACGGCTCGCCGCTGGGTCACCAGCCCCTGGCGCCGCGTCGGCTTGGTCCCCTGCTTCCTCCCCCTGGCGGGTGACGCTGGTCCCGATGGCCGGCTGGCGCGACTGCCGCCAGATCCCCCGCCAGAGGCGAAGCGACCACGGGAGTCGCGTTTGTAGGTGCGGGCCATCCCTGCGCATCTGCTGCCTCAGCTTTCCGGCAACCTCACCCAAACGAGACCCTTGCTGTGGCTGCCATCCGCCGTGGGCGCGAGACATTCGCCGGGTTCAACAAGCCCAAGCGCACCCCCAACCACCCCACGAAATCCCATGCCGTGCTGGCGCGGGAGGGTGGCACCACGAAACTGATCAGGTTTGGGCAGCAGGGCGTCAGCGGCAGCCCTGCCAGGAAGGGAGAGAGCAAGGCGGACAAGCAGCGCCGGGCCAGCTTCAAGGCCAGGCACGCGGCGAACATCGCTAAGGGCAAACTCAGCGCCGCGTACTGGGCGAACCGGGTGAAGTGGTGATCAGCCCTTCGGCTTTGGCTTCCGCTTGCGCTTCGGCTTCTGCGGCCCCTGAGTGTTCCGCGGCCCGGGCTTGATCACGTTCTTTCCCTTGCCCTTGCCCTTCGGGAGCACCGGCGCCAGCTGACGGTCGTAGATCTCCATGGCGCGTGCGGCCGGCTTGCTGCCCCGTGCGGCGGCGGCTGCGGCGCGTTTGGCTCGGCCCCGGATGATCGCTCGGGCAGCCCGCCTCTCGCGCTCGGGAGCGGCCCGAACCACGCCACGCATTGCGTCGGCGACAATCCCGTGCCCGGTGGCCCTGGCCATGTCCCTGGCCGTCCGCATCGCCCACTTGCGGGTGAGCTCATCGCCAGCCGCCTTGATCCGCTTCAGGGAATCCTTTACGTCGCGAATCTCATCGCGAATGTCGCCACTAATCCCGGCAATGCGCCCGCGCAGATAATCGACCTTCGCCTGCCGGCCCTTGCGGGTGACAGGGGTGCGGATGATCTTGTTCGTTGCTGGCTGAGCGTTGCCGTAGCGGGCGGCATTGCGCTCCTCCTGCGCCAGGAACTGCTGCGGCGTCAGCTTGAGCTGCCGCTGGATGTGGAGCTTGGCGCTCAGCTGGCGGATGTTGTTGCTCGGCGGCTGAACAGGCGGCTTCGGCGTGCGCTGCTTGGGCCGGAGCTTGGTCGCCACCTTCAGCGCTGGGGCCTTGATCCGCCGGGTGATGGTGTCCGAGAACAGGCGGTTCTTCGCCTTGGTCACCGCACCCTTCAAGCCACCCCGGCGCCGTGCGCTGGTGGTCTCATCCGCAGCCCTCAAGTTCGCCTTGGCCTTGGCCACCGCTCGACGCTGCGGCACCAGGCCCCTGCGCTTCGGTGGTGGCGTGCCCCGCTGCCGTGGCTTGGCCGGGGAGCTGGGGGCTGAGGCGCGACTGGGCTTACTGGAGCCCCCGCCAGAGGCGAAGCGACCACGGGCATCCCGCTTGTAAGTCCTCGCCACAGCGCCGCATCAACCGACGCCTCAGCTTTCCGATTGCCCCCGGCGGAAGTGCGCCAGCCAGACATCCTTGAGCCGCTGCTCCAGCGGGAACGGTTGGATCACGGGGTTCAGCTCCTGCCCCAGGACCGCCCGCGTCCAGGGTCGAGGGGGCAGGTAGACCGGCCTGGCGCCCTTCCGCGGTGGGCGGCGGCCCCAGGCCCAGATCCAAGCCCCTTCATGCACCGCCGTGGCGTAGTTGGCCGACCACGCGAAGCGAGCTTGGTAGGGGCTGGTCATACCCCAGTGGCCGGTCTGGCGCAGGTTCCCGAAGTCGATCAGGTTCCGCGGATTGCCGGCCCGCGTCCCCTCGCCGGCCCGGTAGCTTGCCAGCTTCTCCCGCAACGTGGCGCCGCTGAGCTTCCGGGTCGGCAGATCACGGGGCCAGTTCCAAGCCTTGGCGGTGAAGCTCTGCTGAAACGCGGCGAACAGCTCCCCCATCGCGGCCTTGGTCGCCGCTTGCGCCGCTGCTACGGCCTTGGCCTCCAGGTCGGCCATCTCCACCTGCACCCTGACCCGGGAGCTCACGCCGGCACCTCAAAAGCAACGGCGATGGCATCGCCCAGGTTCTGGCGCAGTTCGTCGCCGATGCCGCCGACCCCGAAGGCGCCGAACAGCTCCGAGATCGTGGCCTGGCCGAGCATCCCGCCAGAGGATCGGGTGGGGAGGTTCTCAAGCTTCCCGAGGAACGCGCGGGCCTTCACTCCGGGCAGCAGCCCATCAGGCGCCAGGCCTGTGGTGTTCCAGCTGAACGCCGATTGCGCTGCCAGCCAATTCACGCCGCTCGGCACCGTTGCCCACTGGGTGATGAAGCCCGATCGACTGCCGCTGGTGGCCTTGACGCTGGGCAACGCCTGGGGTGCCCCCACCTGCCCCTTCAGGAACACCTCGATCACGATCGGAGCGCCAGCTGCTGGCACGCCATCGCGGAAGCTGGTCACTACCCCCGGCGGTGTCCACACCATGCGGAGGTTGGCGTAGGGGGCGAAGTCGGTAGCCATGCCCTGAGGTTTCCGGGCTGGTTTCGCTCAAGCAAAAGCCCCGGCGGTGGGCCGGGGCGGAGGGGTGGTTGCTGCAGCCTTCAGGCCGCTTTCCCGTAGATCCTGATCATCAGGAGCTTGCGGGCGTCAATGGGGCAAGCCAGGGCGGTCTTTTCGATTTCCTTGGGCCAGTAGGCGTTGTCGTCTGCGCAGTAGCTTTCGATGGTTTCGGTGTAAACGGAGCCGATGCGTTCGGCATAGGCGAGGTTGTTGGCCATGGGTGGTTCGTGGGTGGCGGAAGGTCTCCCTTCCGATGAACCAACCATAACACACGGTTGCCGGAAATGAAAAAGCCCCGGCGGTGGGCCGGGGCGGGATCAGATGGTCACCCCAAGGGCGCGATCCTGAAGCCACTGAGAGAAGCTGCCGTGAACGCCATGGCCGCCGGTTTGGTGGTAGTTGGTCAGCTGGGTTTTCAGGACTGGGTTGGCGTGATCATCGGCCTGCCAGGCAGCAAGCGCCTCTGCATTGGCTGCCATCTTGATTAGGCGCCTTTGGCGGCGGGCCTCTTCCGCAAACACTTCTTGGCGGATCTGCTTGTCGGTCTTGCCGCTATTCCGTGCGGCACAGGTCCGGCCGTAATGAAGGATCCCTCCGTTACTGAGCCGCATGGCGACCGTGGCTTTTAGCTCGGAGCGACCGCAGCAGTCGCAGGTGTCGATTTCGTCTGTGATGTAGAGAGCTTTCATGGTTCCGATGGGTGGCGCAGGGTCTCCCCTGCAATGAACCAACCATAACACACGGTTGCCGGAAATGAAAAAGCCCCGGCGGTGGGCCGGGGCGGAATAATGAGGCCAGCAAGATCAGGGCTTGCGATAGCCCTTTGTTTTAAGATTGGCGTAATAACTGCGTGCATCGCCAATCCAGTTATATCCGCCTTCGTAAAGCTTCCAGCCGCTATCAATAGCTTTGTAATGCTGCATCATTATTTGATGATTCCCAGCATCCGTAAAGCAAACAATATGCTTGCCGCTTGGGGCCATCAGCAGATGGCCGGCAATCTCAGTCTGAGCAGTGATCATGGTTCCGTTGGGTGGTGCAGGGTCTCCCCTGCGTTGACCCAACCCTAACACACGATTCACCCCTTGGCGCCATCCCGCTGCTTCCGCTGCTTCCGCTGCCATCGGGCCTGCCGATCAGCTCGGTAGGCCCGCCCCTCCGGCGCCAGCCGCTCCCAACACCTGGGGCACAGCAGCTCTGACCGCGTGCCCTTGTGGCGGGCCTGGCAGGTGGTGCAGATAAGGGCGCAGCCGTAGGGGGCCTGGGGGATGGGGTCAGGCATTGCGGTCCCTAATCGCCTTCAGGCCTGCCGCCACCTGCCGCAGGCGAGCCCGCTGCTCGGGATCGAGCATGGCTTGCTGGAATGTCGCGACGATCGTGTCGGCCATCTTCTGGAAGGTGGCGCCGATCAAACGAATCGCCTGGATCTGCTCAGGGGTTGGGATGGCCTGGGGGATTGGGTCAGGCATCGGCCTGCTCCTGGCCAACCTGGATCGCGTCAACCAGCGCGAAAAACTTAGCCCGGATTCTATAGCGCTCGTCTTGCCGGACTATCTCAGATTCAGGCCCCTTGGCTAAGATTGGCTCATCCGGCACAATCACATGGATGGCGGCTCGGATAGCAGCCAAACGATCGCCATTGACACCTGGACGTATTTCACCAAAGGTGCTCATACTTCTGAGCACAGAATCGTAGGAGGCGCGAAGCTCACCAGGGGTGGGGATGGTCATGGCGTGTTGCTGCGGTGGGATGGGTTGCGGGTGGGTCAGGCGGCGGTCGGCCCCTGTGGGTAGAAGTCGCGGCCGTTGCAGGTTGCCGCCAGGAGTCGAGCTGCGGCGGCTTGCAGGGCCTCGGAGAGAGCCTGGTATTCGGCCCTGAGGGTTTCAGCCCCAGTGCCGTTGATGTGAATTGTTGGCAGGGTCGTCATGCAAGGGGTGCGGCGGGGTGAGTCGGCGAATGGGCTTCAACGGGCCAGAAGGTTGGCGGGTACAATCCGCAGATTATGGTCATGCTTCCAACCGTGGACCCTTTCGCAACTGGATAGCAACCGTTCGGCTTCTTCTCTTGACACAGGCTTTGGTGGGTTGTCCATACCAAGAAAGACAGGCCTGTGTCTTAACTGAGGCACGCTATGCCATGTAACATACGCATCGCGGGGAAAATCGCTTTGTAGGTTTTTACCCATAGTGTGCATGCCCCTAGGCTCTTGCAGTGTTGCCAGAACGTAAAACATTGATCACAATGCGGTGGAATGGTTGCCGGATAGGCTCCGGCGGGCCGGGAGATGGAATCAGTTAAAAATCGCTCCTTCCCTGCCAAAGGTAACACTAATCCGGTTTTTATTTGCAATATCACAAGCTTCCGCCAATGCGCTTTTGACATACACGCCAAAAGCGCTCATACCAGGGCTAATTTCAATGTTTCTTATTTGATCGGGAAGCGCAACAAAACAGGACCATCCTTCACCAAACAAGCGAATAAGCTCCCTAGGGTTATCCCTAGATTGATCGGCGTTTTGCCAGAGTGTGATTACTTTTTCGAACAGCTCCTTATCTTTTTGATCTTGGAAGCAAATCAGCCTCTGCGTGATCATGAGTGAGCTGTATGCGGGGTTGATCCAGTTCATGGTGACGTGAGCTTGGGGGTGCGGTGGAATGGTTGCCGGACAGGCTCCGGCGGGCCGGGGGTGGGGTCAGGCGTCAACAACACCAGCGGCGGCGTTGATTACACGCCACTGCTCTGGCCAGGTACCGGCGGTGCGATTGCAAGACGACCACCACCAGCGAGCGGCGGAGCGGCGGTAGCGGCGGGGTGCAGTTGGCCACCAGGCGGCGACTTGGGCGGCCCTGCGGGTGGCGCGGGCGGATGCGGGAAGCATGGGTGCGGTGGGCGTGGGGTGGGTGCCGGATGGGCTCCGGCGGGCCGGGGGATGGCTTCTGTGGATTGCGCCTCAAGCCGCATGGAGATCATCAAAGATTTGGACCTCGGGCCGATATGGATAGTGAGACATCAGGGCCAGCTCCTTTTGCAGCCTGATGCGGCCCTCGGTTTTGTCTTTGGCGAAGAAGGACCGCAGGATGTCAGCGGGACCCGTGGTATTGGGGCGGCGGATGATGACGTGGAAGCGAGCGGCGGGCATGGCTTGGTCGTGGGTGGTCGGGGTCGTCTCCGCCCCGTTAAATCAACCCTAACACATGGTTGCACGATGCGCAACCATCACCCCCGCTGTTCACATTGCGCAATGGGACGCCCGGCCTTCGATACCGTTTCAAGCTGGCCCCAACGAAAACCAGCCACGGCTCCCCCCTTGCGGATGATGGGCCGACCGGACGCTGGGGGCAGGGTAGCCCCCCTCAGCTCCTGACCAGAGTCATCCCCCCGCCAGTAGGGGAGGCAGGCTCCAGGCCCAGGGTCTGCAGGATCCTCCCCCGGAGCTGGGCGATTCGCGCGGCCAGCACCCCGCCAGCGGTGGAGTCAGCACGGCCGCCGGACTCGAACTTCACCTGTAGGAGGCTGGTGTCCCACTCCAGAACATCAGCCTTGCGCTTGATGTCGTCCCGGGTGAGCGTGGTTCCCGGCATTGGCCCCTGGTAGCTCTGCACATTGCCCAGGTGTGCCGTGCCATCGCTCACCTGATCCGCCCAGGTCAGCTCCAGCTCTTCCGCCTCATCGATCCAGGCCTGCACCTTCCGCACCGTGGCGGGGCTGGTGTCGGCCGCCCGGTTCATCGCCACGGTGAGCTGGATCAGGTTGTGATTCGCGATCGGCCAGCCCAGGTAGCCCCGGATCAGTTCGCGGTCCTCAACGTCGCTGTCGTCGTTGGGTCGCCATAGGGCGTTGAGCTCGGGGACCGGGGATAGAAGAGGCATCGGTGGGGTGGGGCTGGTGGAGGTTGCCGGGAGGGTCAGGAGCGCTTGCGGCGAGGTTTGCGGCGGGGCTTGGGCGCCGCTCCCTTCGCCGCCGGCAACAGCAACGGCCCACGGGGCTTGGCCGGAGCCCCCGCTTTCGCCTTGCCGCCCTTGGCACCCTTGGCGGGTTTCGGCTTCGGGAGCTGAGCAAGCAGGCTGTCGCGCATCTGGGTCAGCCGGGCCAGATCCTTGGCGCGGCCGCCTGCATCTGGGTGGGCCCGCTTGGCGAGCTTGCGATAGGCCTGATTGATCTCGTCGCGGCTGGCACCGGGCTGCAGGCCGAACACGTACCGAACACGGTCGTTTTTGTGGATGTCGATCCCACGGAAGACGCCAGGGCCGTCCTTGCGGTTGCGCTCGGACTGCGGCACGCCGATGTTGTTTCTGTAAATCCGCTCCCAGTCGCTGCGGGTGCGTGGTTGGCGACCCATGGCAACGCCATTGGGGCCATTGCCGGTGACGCCGGCTACAAGGGCATACATCATTTCGAAGTCTTTCTTGCTCCTGACACCCCGCTCTCGCGCGTGCTTGCGCACTGCAGACCTCAGCTCAGCCATGCTCATCGTCTCCACTGCCTTGCCGTCCTGGAATCGCTCCCCGGCCACGGTGCCGCGGCGCTGAACCGTGGCCTTGATCCGCCGGGCCTTCTCGGATCTGGTGGGCTTCACGGGAGGCTTCACTGGAGCTGGCGCAGGCTTGCCGGTCTTACCCCGCTTGAATGCCACATCGAGGCGCTTGAGCTTCACCCTGCCGGTCTTCGTCGCTTCGCGCAGCTTGTTCCGAGCCTTGGTCACCGCACCCTTGCGGGCCCCCTTGGATCGCGTGCTTGCCGTGGTGTCAGCCTCAGCTGCAGCGAGCTTGGCCTTGGCCGCCGATACCGCCCGCCGCTGCGGCACGAGACCGCGGCGCTTGGGTGGCGGTGATCCCTTGCGCCTGGCGGGCACCGAGGGCATGGAGGCTGCCGAAGGCTTGGCCGGGCCCACAGCCTTCGCGGCCTTCGCGGTCTTGGCCTTGCCGCCGCCAGAGCGAACCGTCCCACCAGAGGCGAAGCGTCCGCTGTTGTCTCGCTTGTAAGTGCGGGCCATTCACCATGCGCCTGGTATCGCAGTTTTCCGGAAAACTGAGGCATTCGATGCAACCCCCTCCCTATGGCCGCCCGCACCTACAAGCGCGATGCAAACGGTCGCTTTGCCGGGGGAGGTGGCGGTAGCAGTGGCAAGGGTCGCGGCGGAGCGAAGCCAGTCAAAGCGGCCAAGGCGAGCAAGCCGGCCAAGGCGAGCAAGGGCCGCCCCAAGGGCGCCAGCGGCGGTAAGACCGGCGGCAGCGTGAAGCAGAAGAAGGCAGCAGCTGAACAGGCCGCGCGGTCTGCGCAGTTCAAGGGCAAGGCGCCCGTCAGCAAGGCAAAGGCTGCTTACAAGGCGGCAAAGTCGAAGATGCGCGAGATCGCCATGCTTGCAGGTGGCAACCCCAGCGCCAAGGGCGTGAAGGGCCGGACGGATGCCTACGCTCAACGCAAGCGGGAGCAAGCGAAGGCTTATTCCGCCGCGAAGGCACGGGTGAAGCAGCTGGAGAAAACGCGAGGCGCGAAGGGCAGGAAGAAGCGCTGATCACCCCGCCAGGCGAGAAAGCCACAGCCTGCCAGTGCCGCTGATCGTGGTGCTCAGCAGGCTGGCCACCTTGTGGCTTTCGGACTGCGGCAGGTTCAGGGCCGCATCGCGCAGCACCTGCCTGGTGGCGTCCTCATCGCGGGCGGAAACGCAGGCATGGGCCATCAAGTAGGAGACCAGGCTTTCAGGCAAACGATTGTCGTTGCTCATGCGCAAGCTAGAATAACGGCTTAGGCCAGCTTTCCAAGCCTGATGACCGCAACACCAACCGCTCCAACCACGCCTCTTGTCGGCGCCGAACTCCTTGCGAAGATCACGGAGATCGGACAAGCGCCGAAGGATCACGTCGTGATCGCCTGCGGCTACGTCCGTAAGGACGGCAGGCCGGCGTACGCCGCCTTCTACGAGGCACACATGGCCGCCCATGGCCTCACGCTGCAACCACCCACCAAGCCCGCGAAAGCCGGCAAGCCGCTGAGCTTTCGCGCCAAGGTCACCAAGGCCGGCATGGTGCCGATCGGTGCGGCCTACTGCGGCCTGATCGGTGCTGGCGAGGGCAACACCATCACCATTGAGCACATTGGCGACTCGTTGGTGTTGCGCAAGGAGGTGGCGGCCCCGGTGAGCTGCCCCGCTCCTGCCGCTCCTGTGCCCGCCGCTCCGGCATCGGTGGATCCTGACGATGAGTCCGACGACGAAGAGGAGCTGGAGACCACCGCGCCGTTCTGATCAGCACATCGGCCGGGGGCTGCGGCCCCTGGTCTTGAATCCACTTCGCCACGCATCGCCATGTCACCAAAGCCGTTTCACGTCATCCACATCACATCGGAGAGCGCAAAGATCCAACGAAATCCAGAATACAAAGAAAACCTCTATGAACTTTTAGATTCTGGTGTAGAGTGCCCGTTGATAATCAGAAACTCGCCTATTGATCAAAAATTTCTCGATCAACTACTTTCCCTTAAGCAAAGCCCTAAGTTCTGGAAGGCAAACTGGGAGGAGGGCTCTCCTGTCTACGCATATCTTAAGGACGGATGGAATCGCTTCACTGGGCGCGATACGTCTTGCAAGCAAAACTGTGTCTACCTAGCAATAGACCCCATAGTCGATATTCTCCTTAAGCTTCACTACGGCAACGAGTTATGGATGGCTGAAGCCGAACTCAGAAAAGAAGCAAAACTAGCAAACGAGGCAACCACTGAACTCGAAACAGCAAAAACCCGCATCGCAGAGCTCGAAGCCGATCTAGCGGCAGCGCTGCGAAGCCTGAGGATGCTGGGGCAGGGCGATGATCACTCAAACAACGGCACCGATTCCCCTAGCGACTGAGTCCGCCCCGGGAACAGGCGCCGTTCTGATGCGGTAGGGGTGCGCAAGGCCCGCGCCAGCTCCATTCTGGCCTTCACTATGTCCGGCCCGCGTTCCTGCAGCTTCAGGATCTTGGCGTCCATCGCGTCGATGAGATCGGGATCCCTGAGTCGGTCGCGTTGGCGCTGCAGGCCATCAAGCCGCGCCTTGTGCTGGCCTTCGGCGTAGGCCTCAACGCCCCGCTCGTGCTCTGCCTGCCAGCGTTCGGAGTCGAGCAGCACGCCGCGCAGGGCTTTGTCGCGCTCTTGCACCGCTTCGTCGGCAGCGGGCACCACCACGCACCGGCAGCGAGGATGCCAGGGCACCGGAACCCGATCAATCGGGTAGATCCTGCCGTTCCGGCTGGCGCACGTCGGGCAGACCCGTTCATCGTTGCTCGCCAGGACCCGGGCATAGCTGTAGCCCTGTTCGCGGGAGCGCATCAGGGTGCCTTGGGTGTAGGCATTGGCCAGCTCCGACCGGGCGATGATCGCGGCCCGTTGCTCCAGCCCCAGCCGCTGGGTGATGCCGTTCGGATCCTTGGCGCCGCGCAGGGCCCGCCTGATCTGGGTTTCCAGCCGGCTGGCCCCCCATCCCCGCGTTGCACCCTCACCCACGATGTTCACCAGGGCATCGCGGAATCGGGCTGTTTCGCCCTGGATCAGGGCCGAGGTCGTCAGCGCCGCGGCGCGGATCGCGAAGGGGTCGGCGCCGGTGAAGGGAACATCCTCCTCGGGGCGTCGCACCATGGCCACCAGCTGGGCGCCAAGGTTCCCGCCAAGGCGGGCGGCTTCCTTCAGATCCTGCTCATAGCGGGCGGCCCACTGCTGCAGCTCGGCCTCCCCGAAGAAGCCTTGAGCGTCCTGGAGGATCGCTCGAAACTTCGCGGTGGTCTCCGCTGCTGAGTAGGCCCCGGGCCGCCGGATGGCATTGCGGTTGGGGTCGTAACCCTGGGGGCCGAGCGCGTCAATGTATTGGCTGTAGTGGCGCCGCAGGTCAAATAAAACCCGTTGCATCGACCGGCGGATCAATGCAACGGTGTTTTTTGTGGCGCGTTTCTCCAGCTCATCCAGGGCCTTGGCGAAGTCATCGACGACGCCAACGATTCGCCTCGGCTCTGGCAGCTGGGGGTCAGCCATTCAGATCAAGACTCGAAATCGAGTTCGGTCCCGTCCTCATCATCGCCTTCATCGCCTTCATCGCCTTCGGGATCCACATCTTCATTAACGGCGATGCTGAGGTGCAGGTCGTGCTTGATTTTGTCGAGCACGTAGACGACCTCAGGCAGGCTGGCGCCAGCTTTGTTGTCTTCAAACTCGGCAGTGACTTCCGCGAGGATCGCGGCTTCCAGGGTTTCGAGGCTCATGGATGGAGTGAGCGGACGGCTTAGCTTTCCGGAGGGAGGCCTCCATCTGCATTCACGTCCGGCATGTCAGCCGGCGGCGGCTCCTCGTCCTGGATCCGCTGCAGCTCGTCCTCCGCCGTGGTGTTTAGGCGCAGGCGGCCACGGCGCATCAGCTCCTCAATCGCCGACTGCCTGCTCAGCAGGGTGGCCCCGCCGGTCAGCTTCTGGATTTCGTCGGTGTCGGCTGCCGTCATCGGTGGCTCGAACAGCGTCGCGCTCATCTGAATGCCAGCATCAGGCGACAAGGTTTCGCCGGTGAACATGCACCAGAGCTTCATCAGGCTCTGCACCATCGACGCCTTCTGCTGAGCCACGCTTTCCACCGTGGCTTCGGTCTGAGCCCCCTCCAGACCGGCCTGTGTGGCTGTTTTGGTGGCGCCAGGGTCGCCATAGAGGAAGCCAAGGGTTTGGCGGCTGATCAGCTTCTCCACCTCAGCGATCTGCGCGCGTTGCTCAGCCAGGCTGCTGGCCGATGGCTCGGCGAAATTAAAGGATCCGCCGGGTTGAAGCTCCACGACGCTGTTGGGCCCCAGCACCAGCTGACGCGGCGGCTCGCCAGGGGCGGGCGGTGTCAGGCCCATGGCCACCGGCACCGGCATCGCGCACTTGTGGGTCTTCTCCCGAAGGTCTGAACGCTGCTGAAAGTGCTCGATGGAGTGCTCCACAACCTGGCGCAGCAGCATGGCGCCATTGCCGAACAGGTCTCCATCTGGCGAGTACCAGATGACTGGCGCTACAGCCAGCGGCTCACCGCCGGGGCCGAGATAGGAGCCCTGGTCATCGGGATCTGGGACGGCTTCCAGGTTGCTGCCAACTCGCTTGATTTCGTAGACCTGCCAGCCCTCGCGAGTGATCACGCGATACCGAGGCTCGGTCTTCACACCGAAAGGGGGATCCCTGACTTCCTTGAGTTCCAGGATCGTCACCTGATCCAAGGTCTCAACCCCGTTCACGATCGTGGTAAACCAGTTCAACACCCTGGCCCGTTCGCGCAGGATCAGGTAGGGCCTGATACCGTCGGCGATCTCTGCAGCTCTGTTGACCGCTTGATTCTGTGGCATGTCCACCTGAATCACCACAGCGCCATCGCGCAGGGCGTAGGTGTCGGCCTTGATCAGCGCTGCGGCAAGGCTGTTGCCGGCCCGATCAATGTTGTTCTGCGCGTCCAGCATCGTTTGTGGTGCGTCCACAAGTTCGTACTTGGACAGCACACCAGCAAATGCCGTGATCGACCCCCTGAAAAAGTCAGCGAAGACGGAGCGATCCAAGCGGGATTTATAGGCTTCAGGTGGCTCCTTTGATTCCTGCGGCAGGTATCTCTCCTTCACCCCTCGCATCATGTTGAATGCGTCGTAGGCGCGTTGCAAATCGCCTGCAACCTCACGCAACACCGGATGCTGATAGCTCGGCAGCTTGGGATCATCTATTGGGTGCTGAAGCTCCACCAGGCCGTAATGGCTGCTGGTGGAGCTTTCCGGATCTCATCGGATTCCGGCGCCAGCCTGCAAGGTGCGGGCTGCCTGGTTCGACAGGCTGCGGCCTTCGTGCTCGCATTGCTCAGCAAGCCACACGTAGATCGACCACGGGACTGTGATCGTGATTCGTCGCGGGGTCCGCAGGTGAGGGGGAATGACAGGGGCCTGGTTGTGCATGGTGGTGATGCGGCGGGAAAGGGCCGAGGGTTCGGCCCACACCATGGCTATCAGAACGGTTGCTCAACAACAACCGATGCAGCGGAATTGCATCACCTCTGCAGCACGGCCGGCGGTGGCGATGCTGTTGGGATAGTGAGCGTCTGCAGCGCCCAGAGACCGACGACACCGGCCAGCACCGTGAGGGCCAGCGCGTTGAGCAGTCCCCGGTAAACGGGGGGCATGGTGGGATTCATGGCTTCCACGAGGGTAGGAGGGTTGTGGTTGCGCACCGCGCTGGGTGCGCATTGTGCTGCGAAATCAGCAGATCGGCCGCCAGCCGTATTCAGTGGAGGCAGGCAGGGCCAAGGGATGGCCGGCTTGATGCTGCAGACCCAGCTGGTGGGCAATTGCCCGGGTCGAGGCGCTGAGCACCGCATCACGCCAGAGGATCGCGGCTTCTTCGCGGCTCCTGGCGTAGACCACGATGCCACCCCATGGCGCTACCCCCTGCGCTGCTGGGCTGAAGGCCTGATGCGGCTGCGGAGGAGCCTGCAAAGACTCCAGGAACCAGCCATCCATCCAGACGGCGAACGCCGGGGAGATCCAACGGGCGAGGTCCACGGCGAGGCGGGGGTGGATCCAGGTGCCCTGCTGGTGGGGCAGCCCGCCCTGGCGCACGTCAACAAGGCCAGATCCCGTAGCCGGAAATCCGGCAACGGCTGCGCCGCAAGGCTTCTCAGTCGAAATACTGGCAGCCAGCGCGACGATGTATTCCTGGGTGCGCTCGTTGGCGAGGTAGTGGTTCAGCCGCTTGCCATTGGCCTGGCAGATCGCCGTGGCGTTGACGAACCCGTCGGCCTGCCGGCGCTCGATCGCGGTCCCGTTCCAGGTGCGGGCGTCGACGCCGAGCCCGCGACCGTCCAGCTGCTCCGGCGTGGTGGGCAGGCCCGCCAGGGGAGTGAGCTGGGTCTGGCGCTGGCGGTAGGCCTCTTGCTTGCATGCGCTGCTGCAGTAGAGGGCGTTGGAGCCGCGGGCGGCAAAGGACAGGCCGCAGGTGCTGCAGGTGAACTGATGGCGTTGTGTGCGCTTCATTGTGCGGAGGTAAAGCGGAGGGGAAGGATGCGAAGTTCTGGCCGTTCACGCAAGACGTGCGCGACAGCTGCCTTGGCTTCGCTGATGTCTGCGAAGTCGTTGGGATAGCCCAGCTCCCACAACGCGCGTTCCATCGCGTCGGCGAACGGGCTCCGGTCCCCAGGAGGGGACGGAAGGCAGGTTTTCATTGGCCTGTATCGAAATGGCGCTCAGCATCCCTGCTGAACATCCACACCATACACCAACAGGAAAGGGGCTGGCAATGCCAACCCCTCACCCGACCGGGCCCCGGATAGCGGTTACAGAGCAGGCTTTCGATGAACCCACTCACCGCTGCCCATCCTTACGGGTAGGGACAGACCCGGCAGGGGCAGGCTACCGCCCTCCGCTCACCGGATCATAGAGCCTGCGGTTGCGGATCCGCAACGGGAGATGCAACGGGCTCCCAGGTCAGCAACCCCAGCTGAGCCACCCGATCATCGAGCTCCCGCCGCACTCGCCGCTGACGCTTCACCTTCTCCACCGCGACCGCTTCCACGTCAAGAGCGAGAGCCAGCTGCAGCACCTCGGTAGGCCGCCGACCCTGCAGCAGGGTCTTGAGTCGCCGGTGGAACTGCTGCATGGGCCCCGATGGGAACGCCAGCCGCCGCGGCTTCTCCCACCAGAGCAGGATCTGATCGCGATCGCCGGGGTACAGCAGGGCCAAGGCCCGCAACACCAAATCCCGCAGCGGCTGCAGCCGATCCAGTTCGGGCTCAGCGTCGCTCACCCCATCGGCGCCGATGTGGTCGTCCAGGTTGCTGGTGCCGGTCATCGCCCCCAGCATCTCCCGCAGCTCATCGAGGGTCATCCCAGCCCGTTCGGCGACCTCCTCGGCGGGCACGTCCGGATCGGCCATCAGGCGCTGGATCCTGCCCCACTGCTCGCGCCACCGCGATGGGTATTTGATCGTGTGCCCGTGATCCCGAAACCAGTGGAGGACCTCACCCTGCACAAACGGCACCACCGCCGTGGAGAGCTTGTAAGGCTCACCAGTTGCTGGGTTGATTCGTTCTGGGTTGTACTTGCGGCAACCACGGATCAACCCCAGATAAGCGACAGCCTCCAGTTCGTCGTAAGGCTGGCCGGTTTTGCCCGCGTACCGGGTCGCCACCATCCGCGCCAGGCCAAGATTCTCGGTGATCAGCTCTTCACTGGTTGCGGTAGGCGGCGGGAACGGGGCCGCCGCCTGGCGCTTGGTGGTGGTCATGGCGGGGGAGGCTGAAGTTTCACCATCACCCAGCGGTAACGGTTGCGGCCACGGGCACGGCGAGCGCGACGCTTCCGACCGAAGTACGACATCCCGGATAGTGGCACTAGGTCTGGATGTATTCTCCGCCGGATATTCATCAGTGTTCTATATCGTATAAAACAGTATTTTGGAGCAGGTTCCAATTCAGCCGTGTCGAGCAACTCATCAAGCGCTGCAAGTGATAGCGTACTACGATTGCTTGAATCATCCTGCTGTCCAAGTGAATCTGAATTTAAAAAACCTTGGATTTGCTTAAATGTCAGTCGCCTGGGCGAGCAAGGAATAAACAGCTCCTCTGGATCCAGCTTCACCCAAACAGCGCCATCTGGCACAGGTCCGCCGGGGATTGAGATGGTCACGGCTGCACCCCATTCACGGGCTGGCGCCGCAAAGCCGCCTGCTTCTCCCTAATCTCTCTGAGATTCCTGATATCTAAAGCAAGCTCACCATTTCGCACTACAAGCACAGACATCGCTTCGTCAATCAGGTCTTTTTGATCCGAGATTACCCTTTCAAGCTCCAAGCGCCGCCGCGCCTGTGCGGTTGCGCCGCGAATCGCGTAGAGCTTCTCGGCTTTGGTGTACTTGCGGCGCCAACGCTTGGCGGGGAGCTTGGGCTGGAGGGCTTGGGAGAGCCAGGTGAGGGGGTTAAGCATGGTGGCGGTGGAGACGTGAACTACCGAAACGCGACAGCATTCCGGCGACGGGCCGGCGCGGGCGGATCCGCGCTGGCGCCGTGGCCATAGTGAACGGTGCTGACGCGCATGGGGCCCGTGCCTTGCATGAAGTTGATCGCCTGACTGAGCGCATCGACCTGGTCGTCGTAGGTGTCGCCGGGAAACTTCAGCAGCTGGCTGGTGAGCAGTGGCGTCAGCGGGTGGTGGCGCGGGAAGAACACACGCCCCTGATTGAACTCAGGCGTTGCCGCGTTGGCCCTGGCCACCTTCCCGCCAACGGGGTTGATCGCGTGGACGATGAAGCCCGCGGCGGCACGCTGGAGGGTGCTGATCACAGCGCTGCCGTTCGCCTTGTCCTCCACCAGCAGCTCCCCAAAGCCCCAGGTGGGCCAGAGCGTCGCCACCTGATCTGTCGTCGCGGCGAAGTCCAGTCGCTGGTTCATCAGGTCCAGCAACCAGGCACCGGCCGAGTCCTGGCCCCAGAGCTGCAGGGCCACCATGTCGGCGCCAGGGGAATCTTTGAAGCTGCAATCCAGGCTTGCGAGCTTGCGCACGAACCGATCAGGCAGCACCGCGTCACCCTTCAGGCCGGGGCGCTCCCGGGTGCCGTAGAACCGGAACATCCCGGCGTTGAACACCGTGCCGCCATCGGGCTGGGGGCGCTGCTGGTAGAGGGCCGCCCAGTCCCGCTCCGGGGTGTTCAGGCGCTTACGCCGGGCCCATTCCTCGTTGTAGCGAGTGGGATCGAGTGCTTCGCCGGGCTGGCGATCATCGATCTCCCGAGTCACCAAGGCTGGCAGGGGCTTGATGATCGGCTCGGCAATGATCGGCAAGCTGATCACGTGCCAGGGCTCAGCCGCGTCGCCATTGCCCTCGCGCTCCAGCTCTTCAACGATGGACAGGAGCCAGCCGATGAGATCACCATCAGCCCAGCGGGTGTGGGTGATGACCTTGATCGCCCCGGGTTCTTCGCGGGTGTTGAGCACACCGGTCCACCAGCTCTGGAGCTGCCTCCGGTAGGCCGCTGATTCCGCCTGCTCCCTGTTCTTGATCGGGTCGTCAACGTTCAACGCATGGGCCGGCAGGCCCGTGCCCTTGCCGACACCGGCGCCCCACCAGCCGCCGATGCCCTGGGCGGTCTTCCACCTGCCCTTGCCCTGGCTGGAAGGCGACAGCACCCCGCCAGAGGCGACGTAGTAATCACGGGCCGCTTCACCAAACTCCTCCGCCAGCGCCTGGGTGTTGGCGCCCTGGCCCCAGGTGCGATCCGGGAACCGTCGCAGGAACCACCCCGACAGCAACCGGGTGAAGATCGTGGTTTTGAAATGCCGCGGCGGCAGCTCGATCATCAGCCGCGGCGGCAGATCGCCATCGATGAGCCGCTGCCCGATGCTCACCAGCCTGGTGGTGTGGCGCGTCCAGGGGAACGTTGGACAGGCGTCGCTGATGTAGTCGCCGAACGACTTGGCGTAGGGCTCCTGGGTGGCTGGCGTGTTCCTCAGCTGCTCCAGCTGCACCCTCGCCAGGGCGGTATCGATGGGGTCGGCGAGGGTGTGGGTCATGCGGCACCTCGCAACCGCTCGAACCGCAACCCCAGCGCTGCTACCGGGCGCTGCTCAAGGATCGCTAGGCAGATGGCTGATCGGCTGACGAATAGCTCATTGGCGGCTTGGCGAGCATTGGGCCAGGTCTGGCCTGTTTCAATGCATCGAATCCTGTAGTCGCCTCGCTGATAAGGATGGGCTGCAGCGACGGCATCAGCCAACTCACGATCCTCTAGCAGCTGAAACAAGCGATCAGCACCAAACCCACCAAGCACATCGGGGCGTTCGTGTGCCAGCCGACGCCAACCACGGCGAGACACATAGCGCCTGCGGCCCCCCAGAACTGGCCTGAGCAGTTTCTGGAGCTGCGGCTCATAAAGCCAGCGAACGATGCGCGGAGCTGGGCAACCGAGGATTAGCGCAGCACCACCGGGGCTGACCAGATCGTCGATGCGGATTCTGCTGCTACCGCTGGTGAAGCCAAGCTTCCCAAGCTTGAGGCGAATAGCTTTCTCGCTCCGATCCGGCCAACCTTTAGCTCTGGCCTGACGTTGAAACCGCCTTATCAGGATCGCAGGCGGAAGCGAATCGCCCATGTCACTGAGGAACTCAACCTCAGTGACGCTCCAGTTGGGAGGCTTGATCCCCATGGCTCACCGCCAACGGTCCAACCCGCCAGGGGAGGAGTCGTGGGGCTGGGTGGCGGCGACCATCACTCCCCACTCTCCACTTGCACCCCAATGCCTTGCGCCTGGATCCCCAGCAGCAGGCGCATGCGCTGGTCGTCGCTGAGCCCCGCCCCATCGATGGCTGTGACCACGCCGGTCATCGCACGCTGCACGGCGCGACGTTCGGCGGCGGCGTCGCTGAACTGGTCACGGGTGATCGGGTGATGCGTCAGTAGCCAGGTAATGGCGTTCACGTTGCCGTTTTCCGCCTGACCATGAAGCGAGCTGAGGTATCGCTCTGCAATTTTTGAAGCCCCCTTATTGATGATGGCCCACAAACGACCTTCATCGGTTGATTCATCAGATTCGCGACCTTGCTTAATCCACCGCTTCCACGTGGTGATCGAAATCCCAAGGCGCGACGCCATGAGCTCGTGCGGGAGGCCGAGATCCGCCATCTCCCGGGCTTTGGCGATCAGCTCATCGGTGAGCAGGGATGGCCGACCACGAGACACAGGACAACACGATGCGCAATGTCAACAGCTTAGCCGGGTTTGTGGCAGTTGCGCAAGCCCAAGGGCAAGCCACGGCAGGGCGTTACAAGCGAAACAGGCTGTAACACCAAGCGTAACGCCCGGATCCCTTGCGCTGCAGTGGATCTCCCCCTCTTGTTACCATGTTACATCTATAAAGAGAGAAATATATATATAGGGGGAAGGGGAAAACCGTTACTTCACGCGCGCGCACGCATATGGGTCTCCAAACCTGCGACCGTTACAAAAAGCGAAACAACCCAGTCCCTGCAAGGGATCTGGGCTGTTACCACCGGTTACCTTGTAACAAAAACCGTAACGCCTTATTCCCCGAAAACCCTGATGGAGACTGACCTACTCACCCCGGCGATGCCTTGAAACCGGGTTGGCCCCGCTTTCTCTGCCCCATCCAATCGCCCCAGCACGGTGCTCCAGCTGGCGCCCCAGGGCGTGTCGCGCAGGATGCCGCGGACGCCCTCTGCAGTGTTGGAGACCAGCAAGCGGTCCCCGTCTACGCGGAACCCTAGCCGCCCCAGGTGGGCCACAGCAGCATCCGCCGGCACATCAGCCCGCTCATTGCCGTTGCGCACGGCTTCCGCGAGTTCCCAGACCGATCTGGTAATGATCGTGCTGCGTGCATTGACCCTGGCCCCATCGACCACGATGCGCTCGACCTCGACGCGGACCTGGTGCTGCAGCAGCTTCTGGAGGCACCGCTGCTCATCGGACTGCTCCGCAGCTTCCCGATACGGCTCCCAGTCCTGCTCATTGATGAGCTGGAGTGCTTCAGCTTCGCTCGGCACGCGATCATGCATCAAGCACCACGCGCCCGCCAGCAGGGTGCCGTACTGATCACCCTGTCGCTGGCTACCGAGCCGCTTGGCTGCTGCGGAGCGAAACACGGCGACCGCATCGCGCACCACGGGGATGAGCCGCACCATGCGGGCCGCCAGGGCGTGGCCGATGCCCGGGGTGATCTCAGCTGTCAGCCGCTGATCCAGATCCCGCCAGTGGGCTTCCCGCTGCCCTGGCGGGAGGGTGGAAGGGTTCCGCATGGTGAGCTGGGCGAACCGACTTTCGTCGGCGCCGTGCTTCAGGGCTGGGTTGATGGAACAGAGCAGGAACATCGAGCGCACCATGAACCGCTGCGCGATGCCATCGGCGCCGCCGCGCCCCACGAACCCACGGCTGGAGCTGGAGCTGACGCGAGCTAGCGCCAGGATCGACTGCATCCGCGTCCGGTCGCTCTGCTCATTGGACTCGGCTTCATCCATCACCACGGGCAGGGCATCGCAGCGCAGTTCCTGCCGCAGGCTGGCCTCGGTGCTGCTGCCCTCGGGCCAGAGCGCCAGATCCTCCAGCAGGGTGCCCAGGAACCTGTCGAGGAGGGTGCTCTTGCCGCTCCCCTTCCCCGCGGTGAGCCACAGGTGCGGACGCCACATCAGCGCCCCGCCGATCGGTGCAAGTGCTGTCCAGCCCGCCAGGAGCAGGCCACTGGCCGGCACGTCCCAGAGGAACCCGCCAGCGATGGTGGTGATCTCTGCGCCTTGCTCGGAGCTGAGCGGCACCACGTCCGCCGGGAGCTCGATCGCTGCCAGCCGCTGATATTTGAACCGCGACCCTGGCAGCTGCAGGGGCTGCTCGACGCCATCGACCAGCAGCCGATCGCCCAGGTGAAGGATCGACCGACCGTCGTCCCACCAGGCCCCGCGTCCGCGGATCCGCCCCGGGTCGAAGATGCCGACCTGATGCTGCAGGTGGTAGAGATGCGACGCGGCTTCGACGTAGTTGGGCCCCGATCGCCCACCCGGGAATACCGCCTCCCACCACTGCAGGGGCGCGAGCATGTTCAGGTGAGCGGCGTTGTGACTGGCAGCCGTGAGCCGCATCACCTGCCCGGTGTTGTGCGGCTGGTAGAAATACGACCCGTTGTCGAACCCCAGCAGGTCGAAGGGGTATCGGGGTTGCTCCGGTCGCCCCGGCTCGCTGGCGGTGGGCGCAGGGGGCTTCGGCGGCTCTGGCGCCCCACCGCTCAGCACAGGTTGCGCCAACCGCTCCAGCTCCGCCGCGGCACGCTCTAGGGTCCAGCCCATCGCAGCAGCATCGCCCAGATCCCATTTCGCGGGCACCCCCTCGGGAGGGGTGACCACCGCCACGGTGCAGCCCAGGCTCTGTAGGTGCTTCGCCAGCCAGGCCATCACCGCCCGGCCGTCGCGGTCGTTATCAGGCCACAGGGTGACGGTCCGGCCCGCCATCGGCTGCCAGTCCGTGTGTTGCTTCCCCTCTTTCCCGTGGCACCAGCTGACCACCACATGGTCGGGAAAGAGCAGGGCAGCCCGGTTGGCAGTGCGCTCCCCCTCGACCATCAACACCGGAGCATCGGGTGCCGCCAGGAGCTGGGGCAGCCGGTAGATGGGCCGGGGCGCCGGCCACTCACTGGTGAAGTCGTCGCGCTTGCTGGGCCTGTGCCAGCGGCCATCGAGCCAGGTGCGGTGAATGAACACCTTGTCGGGCTTCCCCCCGGCCACCTTCGGCGGACGCGGGATCCGCTGGATCCAGAAATCAGGGTTTTCCAGATCGGCCCCATAGGGGTACTGCTCCTCAGCTCCCCCCAGCTCTGGCGGCGGAGTGCCCGCAGGTGGCGCCGTCGGGATGCGCGCGGGCTTGCGGCTGCGCTTGGCGGGAGCTGGAGCGCTGGGCCCTGGTGTCACCGGCCGAGCCGTGGTCACCAGCCCGCAGTAGGCCTCAGCTTTGGCCGCCGCCTGGGGGAACTCACAGCCCAGCATCCGCATGAGCAGATCAGCCCCGTTGCCGCCGCCACCAGAGCCGCGCTTGCCGCCGCACTGGTTGCAGTACCAGGCGCCCATGCCGTCGCTCTGATCCCAGCGGAACCGATCGACGTTGCGGCCCTGCCCCTGGGCGATGCCGTTGCGTTCGCAGGCGGGGCATGCCTGCGCCTGGCCGTTGAAGACATGCGGCGGCAGGCCCGCCAGGGCGCTGAGGATCTCCGGCCATCGTCCGGCCGTGATCCGCTCCAGATTGCCCACGGCCTCAGGCCGTAATCGGGTTGTAGGGGGCTGCGCCGTTCTCCATGTGCTTCTCGATCAGCAGCCGGAGATAGACCGACTTCGGGACCCCCCGCTTCCTGGCTACGCGATTCAGGAACTCGTCCTGATCAACGGTCACGCGCAGGCCTAGGACCCGCATCGTCTGGCGGGGGAGGCTGTCTGGACTATCGGGCGGCATGTTGCTGAGGGCGCTTCGCTTTGCACACTAGCGGTTGCCTCTTGCATTGCGCAAGCACAACGGCTAAGCTGTTGAGGCCACCCAGCAAGCGCCCGCTCCCATGCGCACGCCAGCCACTGCCCGGATCAAGCGGTGGTCGTCGGTTCCCCAATGGACCCGACCTGGCCTCTGCGCAACCACAACGGGACCCGTCGAGGTTCGCCGGTGACCCCAGGCCGTGCGGCAGACATGGCCGGCGACAAGCGGGGGGTGGCACCCAATCCCACGGCCGTGGGCATCACCAGGGCTGCGGAGAGTCTGCACGTGGTCGCAGACAGGTGACCACCCTCCACCCCCACCAGTCCGACCTGATCCACCGCACCCGCGTCAACGGGTTTCAGGCCGGCCACCGCCGTGTGCTGACCCAGTCACCCACGGGTTCAGGTAAAGGCACGATGCTGGCCTTCCAGGTTCACCGGCTGGCCAGCCATGGCGCCCGGGTCCTGGCCTTGGCTCACCGCAAGGAGCTGGTGGCTGACCTGTCGGGTCGGATTACCCGGGCTGGCGTGGAACATGGGCTGATCGTGCCCAAGGCCTGGGCACCGTTTCAGCCTGAGCTGCGGGTGCAGGTCGGCAGCGTCGACACCATCGGTCGGCGCTTGGACTCCACCCCGCCGCCGGACTGGCTGATCATCGATGAAGCCCACCACCTGGTTGAAGGGAACAAGTGGGGCCGGGTTGTTGACGCCTGGCCTGATGCCTACCTCTGGGGGCTGACCGCAACACCGGAGCGCCTCGACGGTCGCGGGCTTGGCGTCGGCTACGGCGGCTACTTCCAGCACCTGGAGATCGGGCCATCGGTGGAGTGGCTGGTGGATCAGGGTTTTCTGGCCCGGCCGCATTGTTACTCGATCCCGAGTGTCAATCTGGACAACATCCGCAACCCCGACACCTTGGCGGGCCAGCAGTTGCAGGCCGAGATGCTGGCCACCCGTCAGGTGATGGGCGATGTCGTCAGCCAGTACCGCAAGCGCGTCGCCGATCACTTCAATGGCACCTGCATCACTTTCGCCCCGAGTGTGGAGCGTGCGGAGGCCTACGCCATCGCGTTTCGGGATGCCGGGATTCCAGCGGCTGCGGTCCACGGAAAGACCCCGCCAGACGAGCGGGCCGCCATGTTCCGCGACCTAGGCGATGCAACCCTCAAGGTGCTGGTGAACTGCGAGCTGATCACCGAAGGCGTCGATGTCCCCGGCGTCGCCGCGGTTCAGCTGGTGCGCCGCACGGCCAGCCTCTCGCTCTACCTGCAGATGCTGGGGCGTGGCCTGCGCACGGCCAACGGCAAGTCCCACGCCGTGTTTCTTGACCACTGCGGAAACATGCGCCAGCCGGGTTTCGGTTCGCCGCTGCGGGAGCGCGAATGGAACCTGCAAGGCCGGACCGCACGCCCCCGTGAAACCCTGCCAGCCGGCAAGGAGTGCCCACGTTGTGACGCATTCCTGCCAGGTAAGCCCACCGTTTGCCCCGAGTGCGGGCATGAGTTCAGGATCTGGAGCCGCCCCACCGAAGAAATCGATGGTGATCTGGTGTTCGTTGACCCGAGGATGGAAAAGCTGCGTGAACAGGAGCGCCGCCGCGCAGAGCGCCGTGAGTTGATTCGCGCTTGCGATGGCTCGATAACAGGCCTGATGGATCTGGCGAAGATTCTCGGCCATAAGCCCGGCTGGGCTCGGATTCAGCACGACTTGCCGTGTTGGCAGCGCAAACGAGCCGCCAACGGGCACCGTGCTGTTTCCATTGCTCAATGACCATGGCTACCGCCCCGAAATCTGAAGCTCGCGTCAGCCGCGAGATCATTGCCACGATCAACGCCCCGAACAGTGGGGCCCGCGTCTTTCGGAATCACGTCGGCGGCAGCTGGCACGGCGAAAGCACCCGGGTCACGCCTCAGAACCTGAACTCAGCCCGCGCCAGCCTTCGCCCTGGTGACGTGATCGTGCGCCAGGGCCGTTTCTACGCCACTGGCCTGAAGCCCGGCAGCGGCGACTACATCGGCCTGGTGTCGGTGCTGGTGACTCCGGAGATGGTGGGCCAGACCGTGGGTCTGTTCCTGAGCATCGAGACCAAGCGCCCAAAGAATGCCGAAGAACGCCAGGCGCAGCAGGACTGGGCGGCCAATGTCACCCGCGCCGGTGGCCGGGCCGGCTTTGCCCGCAGCGCTGAGGATGCCGCGGCGATCGCCTGGCCCTGACCTGCTGCGTTGCGCAGCAGCAGCAAAAGCGACAACGGGAACCGGCTTACGATCCGGGGAATGGAAATCCACATCGGGGCCCACCCAGACCTCACGCCGTTCTCCAACGCTCCCGTCATGCCCAAGCCCGAGCCCCGCGGTCTGCCCTACCGCCCCCGCCTAGTCACCCAGCAAATGGAGCAAGGTGCCAGGCACACCAGGGCGATGCTGGCCTACTGGATCGACCGTTGCGGGCTGACCTTGGGTCAGCTCCAGGCCGTTGCAAACTGGGGGCTGGGGGAGCGAGCCACCTTTGACCCCAGTTTCGTGAGCCGAGCAAAGAAGGGAACCATGGGAATCTCGATCCCGAACCTGCTGGCTTTCGACGCGCTGAACCGCGCGATCTGGACCTGGCAAGCGAAAGGGTCGGACGAGGCGTGGGCGGTGTTCGGCCCGCCAGGAGCGTGGAAGGTGGAGGATGCCTGGCTGGATCGGGCCTACTGGCTGCCGCTGCCGGAGGACGCCAAGCTGCCGATGGAGCTCCCGGACTTCCTGTTTGTCCTGGTGGGGCGGCTCGACCTGCCGTACATCTCCGACCGTCACCTGCTGCCGGCGAACCCGCGCCGCACATCCGAGCAGTTGAGCCAGCTGCTGAACCGCGTGATTCAGGATGCTGGCCTCCTTCCGCGCGATGGCATCCGCCAGCTGTTGGCGGCCTACCCGGTCGCCGACGAAACCCGCCGCGACCGGTTCAGGGGCGTGATCCTGGGCGAGGAGCTGCTGACCGCGGCGGAGCTGGAGTCTGAGCTCATGGCCGTGGCGGAAGCTATCCGAGCTGTTCGAGGCCTGGAGGTGGGCAGCTATGGCCCGTCTGAGCTGGCCATGGAGCTCGACCAGGAGGCGCCGGCGCAGGACTGACGCCATGGGCAGCCCACCCGGCAATGATGACGGCCTTGGGATCTGAGCCGGGTTTCCCGACCAGGAACCGGCAGTCGAACGCGGTAAGCGCCCCACCCGCGAGGCAGCACCACGCCGCGTCTGCCTCCTCCATGGTGTCGCAGTAGATCTGAATCATCGATCAGGGGAGCTGAAAGCACCCTGATCCTCGCCCATCGGTTGCTAGTGCGCAACCGTTGCGCTATGCTTTGCACAACCACCGCACGGCACAGCACCCATGTTCACCAGGGCCACCAAGGAGGCGGCCAAGCTTCGAGCCGCCGTCTTCGGGCCATCCGGCGCCGGGAAAACCTTCACCAGCCTGCGCCTAGCAACAGGCATCGGTGGGCGCATCGCGCTGATCGACAGCGAACGGCGCACCGCTTCCAAGTACGCCGATCGTTTTAATTTCGATGTTGCTGATCTGGGCTCGGGTCAGCACAGCATTGACAACTACGTCAGGGCAATCAGAGCGGCCGCCGAGGCTGGCTACAACGTCCTGATTATTGACAGCCTTACCCACGCCTGGCAAGAACTCCTGGCTGAGGTTGACGCCATCGCAAAGGCCAAGTACCGGGGTAACACCTGGTCGGCTTGGAGTGATGGAACACCAAAGCAGCGAGCTTTGGTTGATTCGATCCTGGACTTTCCAGGTCACGTGATCGCAACGATGCGATCCAAGACTGAATGGACAACGGAAAGCGATGGCAGGGGAAAGTCAGCCCCCAAGAGGGTTGGACTTACCCCGGAGCAGGGCAAGGGTATTGAATACGAGTTCGACATGCTTTTTGAGCTGTCGGTTGAGCACATCCTAACGGTCATCAAAGACCGCTCAGGAAGGTTCCAGGATCAAGTAATCCAAAACCCGGACGAGCCTCTCGGCCGCTCCATGGCCGCATGGCTTGACGAAGGTGCCCCGCCGATGAGCGTCCCGGATCAGATCGTGGCCAAGGCCCGCGCCGTTGGCCTGACGGAACTGGGCATGGCGTCTCTCCTCTGCCAGTGCAGGGCGAAGGTCCTCGGTGATCTGGCCCCTGCGATTCAGTTGCAGGTACTCAATACTGCGCTGAACAACCCTGAAACTATTTGGGCCTGGAATGCCGGCCTGGACAGCCGCAACGGGCAACCATTGAACAGTCATCCAACCGTTGCCGACAGTGACCCTGCAAACGTTTCAGTTAGCCCCGAGGGTGAAGACCCCCAAGAACCAGCCCCCAGCCTGGCCGAGTTTCGCGCACAGGCATCCATTGCCTGTCGCGAGGCCGGGCTGACTATCGAAGGCCTTCAGGCCTTCTGCTCCGAGCTCACCAGCGGCGATGGGGTGACCCTGTTATCCCTCTCGCCGGAGCTCCTGGCCAAGATCGTCCGCAACGGCATCAGCCCCGAAACCGTTGCCCGCTGCAACGCCGCTGGCGAAGCCCTGACCGTTGCTGCCGACAACGAACCCCCTGCCACCTGGCAAGCGACTGAACTCACTGAAACCCTCCAATGAACACCATCACCCTTGTTGGTCGCGCCGGCCGCGATCCAGAAGTCCGCTACTTCGAATCTGGCAGCGTCGTGGCCAACCTCACCCTGGCCGTGAACCGCCGCAGCCGCGATGAGGAGCCGGACTGGTTCAATCTCGAGATCTGGGGGAAACAAGCCCAGGTCGCTGCGGACTACGTCCGCAAGGGTTCCTTGCTGGGCATCATCGGATCCATGCAGTTCCAAAAATGGACCGACAAAACCACGGGAGAAGAGCGCTCCAAGTCTGTTGTGCGCGTCGACCGCCTGCAGCTTCTCGGCGGCAAGCGGGATGGCTCTAGTGATGCCGCGCCACAGGCCGATCCCCCCGCTGCCGCGCCCCGGCCACGCGCCACCGCTCCAGCCGCCCCGCCAGCGTGGGATGGAAGCGGTGGGGTTGCTGGTGGCGACGACATTCCGTTCTGAGCACTGCCATGCCAGCTCCAGACTTCTACGAAATGGCCGCCAGGGAGGCGGAATCTCTTCCGACAGATTGGACGCCGCGCATCTACCGGACGTGCGGGACTATTGGGTTTGAGTTGATCGGAGCAGTTCCGATTGGCTATGTCAGCCGCGGGATTCGCGCGGGAAAGCCCAAGTTTCCGCCGCTTCGGGAGATGCTGCATGTCTACGTCAGTCGTGAACAGCTGGAAAAAACCAAGGCCGCCTGGCAGCAGCAAACTGGACTCTGCATCCGCTGCGGTGGCGATGGACAACAGATCGCAATGATCAACAGCTCCGGCACCACGTACCGCCCTTGCGGTATCTGCCACGGCAGTGGTAAGGGGGTAGCGGCATGACCCACACCTACCGCACGCTGGCCTACATCGTGCCGTTCGTCGCGATCATCGCCGCCACGGCCGCCTTTGCCTGGCGGCTCAACCACACCAGCCCTTGCTCTGCAGCTCCGGAGACCTGTCGACCGGCCTGGCGGAGGTGAAGCGATGAGCATTCCCAACCGCGACCACCAGCACGGCGGCTTGGAAAATGTGGGCGCGATGGCACAAAGCCTCAAGATCGCGATTCGTACCGGCATGAACTGGCACCTGTTGACGCCAGGTGAACAAGAGGCGCTGGACATGATCGCCCACAAGATCAGCCGCATCCTCAGCGGCGCCGACCCGCACGACCCCGAACACTGGACCGACTTGGCGGGCTATGCCCATGCAGCGATGCGGGGCCTTGATGCCATCACCAAGGAGGCACCATGACCACCCCAACCCCCGCCGATCGCCTGGCGCTGGCGGTGTGCGCTAGCACCAGCCCGCTACCGCTGCCCCTGTGTCGATTCCCCTGCACTCACTGCCGCCGCATCAGCCAGGCCCACGCCCACGAACTGGCCGCCATCCTCCGGGAGCGGCATGGCGGCAGCTCAGCTACCGCCGACTGGCTGGAAGCGATCGGTAGCCATCAACCAATCACGGAGCAGCCATGACCAACTATCGCGCCCTGTGCGTTGAGCTAGTGCAACACATTAACTCTGACGTAGTCGCGGTCGAAGATCCCGTGCGTTTTGAAGCATTATTGGCCCGCGCCCGCGCTGAGCTCAACAAGCCGGAGCCGGTGGAGCCGACAAATGAGCAGCTGGAGCCCATTGACGAGCAGCTGGCCCAAATTTTAGATGGGTTGCAACACTGCTTTGTTAAACAATCCAAATACGTGTATTTGCGTAACTGGATCAGAGATTGGACACGTCACAAGCTCGCCCGCTGGGGCCGCCCCGCCATCACCCCCACCCCGGTGAGCGAGCGGCCATGGGAGCGCAATGGGTGGCGCGATGCGCAGGGCACCTGCTGGATGTGGCATCCAGTCAATTTCCACTACTGCCTTTGCCTTCCTGATCCAAGCGTGCATACCCACTCGCTCCCCCACTGGGCCTTGCACCTCCCCCCCACCACGGAGGCACCATGAACCCCAGCTGGCCTCAATTCGCCAGGATTCCATTCGACAGCACCGTCGCCGCGGTGGTTCGAGCCCTGGGCGTGGAGATCCCGCCAGAGGGGAAGCCGCGGTCATTCTTTGGGCCCGCAGGGTTCATCGCACACCACACCGGCGACGGCCGTTGGTTGGTGCGTGACGGTCGCGCGGCTCGCTATGTCGATGGTCCCGACGAAGTGCGCAGGGTTGCCAAGCTGCCAGCCGGTACCCCCAGCGGCGATGCCCTCCGGCAGTGGCTTACCTGGTGGGGGTGGGAGCAGAAGAAGCGGGAGGCGCCCCATGCCTGACCACCTGATCATCGACGCCAGCCGCCAGCCAAATCAGATCCGCTGCCCGCATTGCGGGTTCGCTCAGGATCTGCAGCTGCCCGTGGCGATCCGTGAGCTGGTGGCCCTGGAACGGCGGATCAATGCCGAACACAAGGGCTGCAAGCCTCAGCAAGCGGGGTTGGAGATTGAAGCCGCCGATCTCCGGCGTCGCCTATACCGCCGCTTTACCTACGTTGCAGGCTTCGCCTACGCCGCAGGCTTCCTGGTGTCGGGTCTCATCCTGAGCGCCTGGCCCCGGAACCTGCATCACCCCGGCCCATGCGCCGTGCCGCCGGAGGCGTGCCGCCCGGCTGGCGGGGAGGTGCAACCGTGAGCACTCTGAACCTTTATCGGGTCACCGTGACCCAGGAGTGGAGCGCCGAGGCAGAGGCATTGGTATGGGCGCCGGATAAAGACTCTGCAAGGCGACTCGCCCAAAAATGGGTTGAGCTTGACATTGAAGAAGCCGAATCAGGGTTCTGCCGGTCTAGCGCCAGGCCCGAGCCGCTTGATCCCGGCGTGATGGATCGCATGAACGATGATGATTTGTGGCTGATCCTGCCAAATGGTGACATTTGCGCCAACAACCGAGCTGGCCTTGCCAAGTTTCAGGCCTTGCTAGACCCTGATCGCCTGGAAGCCCTGCGACTGGCGCGCATTGAGGCCGGCAACGGCCAACTGAAGCTGCTGGAGGCGCAACCGTGAGCACCACCACCAACCGCCTGCCGCTGGCTGAGGCTCGCAGCATCGCCGTCGGCGTGATGCTCCAGCTGGAGCCCCATTGCGAGATGATCAGCCTGGCAGGCTCCATCCGCCGTGATCGCCCCACGATCGGCGACATCGAGATCGTCTGCGTCCCCAAGCCCTACGACGCCTCACCGCTGTTTGCCTCAGGGCTTGCCACGGTGGTGAACCAGTGGCCGAAGGTCAGGGGGGAGCTCCCCTGCCGCTACACCCAGCGGATCCTGCCGGAGGGGATCCGGCTCGATCTGTTCATGGTCGAGGTAGACGGTTACGGCCTGCAGCGGGCCATCCGCACCGGCTCGGCTGACTGGTGCCGCACGGTGCTGGCGCCGGCCTGGGTGCGGGCTGGCTACCACTCCGAGGGCGGCCTTCTGCGCCAGCAGGATCACACAATTGTGCCCTGCCGCACAGAGCCAGAGCTGTTTGCCCGCATTGGACTGCGCTGGAAGGATCCGCGGGATCGGGAGGTGTAGCCATGCCCTAACCCCGCGGCCCGCTAGCCGACCAGCCCGAACAAACCACACCGGAGATCTAACCATGAAACGCGATCCGCATCTTCCGCCCCCTGCCGTTGTTGACTGGCTACTAGAGCAAGCCTGGTCAAGTTGGATACCCGAAACTCGCATTGACTATTGCGGGTGCGTTGCAGACGGAATGTACAAGACTACTTTGTTTGCCCAACAGTTAGCACGCGCTGAAATCGGCGCTGATGCAGGAGCCCGTATCTTCTTGTGTAGCGATGGGTTAGACGTTCTCGGCAAGGATCGCGCAGCGCGAAGGGCTGGCGCCTATGACACCCCAGGATCAGAAGCCCCCCTCAGCGAGTTCGGACCTAACGAGATGCCGCTGGGCTGACCGTTCAACCCCGCGGCCCGCCGGGAGCCCATCCCGGCAACCATCCCATCTCATCATTCTCAATGAACGACGACAAAATCGATTTCATCGCTTGGTTGATCATCATTGGCACGGCAGGCGCAGCACTTGCTTTTGTGATCTGGCTGCTACCGCAAATCGGCATTTACTATGCCACGAGCAATGGCCGAGCTGCACTGATGGAGGCTGAATCCACTCGGCAAGTGCGGGTACTTGAATCCAAGGCAAAAAAGGATGCAGCCACTTTCGAGGCTGAGGCCGAAGTCGAACGGGCCCGCGGCGTTGCGCAGGCCAACAAGATCATCGGTGACAGCCTGAAGGATAATCCTCGCTATTTGCAATACCTCTACATCACTGGCCTTCAGGAAGGATCCGAGAAAGGCAATCGCACTATCTACGTCCCCACCGAGGGCGGCATGCCTGTGCCGACCCTGGAAGTCGGGAAGTGATCTGTGGTCACTGCGTGGGAACGCCCGCCGGAGCCGCACTCATCTCACCCCCCACCCCATGAAACTCATTTGCTCCCAGACCGACTTCAACAACGCCCTCTCCCGGGTGGGCCGAGCCATTTCAAGCCGCCCAAGCCACCCGATCCTGACCACAGTGTTGTTGCAGGCCGACGCCACATCCGGGCGTCTCACCCTCACGGGATACGATTTGGCCCTGGGGATTCAGGCCAGCATCCCTGCCACCATCGAATCAGGCGGCACGGCAGCGTTGCCAGCTCTTCTCATGGGCGACATCATTGCCAAGCTGCCCAGCTCCAGCCCGGTCACCCTCCAGGTAGAGGACCAGCAGGCGACGATCACCAGCTTGTCGAGCGTTTGCGCCTTGCAGACTGCCGACCCGGACGATTATCCAGACCTACCCACTCCGGCTGGCGAAGCCCTGACACTGGATCCAGAGGCTATCTGCCGCGCGATCCGCGGCACAGCATTTTGCGCCAGCACCAATGAGGATAAGCCAATCATCACCGGCGTGCACCTGCAGCTCGATGATGCTGG